ATGCTACACAGAATACTAATATTACTAATGCCGGCACATATGCTAATAGTGCTTTTAGCACAGCTAACTCTGCATTTGCTGAAGCAGATTCAGCTGCTAGTTATGCTAACTCTGGATTCACACAAGCAAATTCTAATTATACAAGTGCTGTAACAAAATTAGATGTAACTCATAGTGGATCTTCAGCATTTTTAATTGACCAATATTCGGGAAATAATCCATCAATTTATATTTCTGGTGGCGAAACAATAGCGTTTAACCTTAATGTGTCTGGTCATCCATTTGTAATTCGTGAATCCTCTGGTGGTGCTAATACTTCAACTGGTCTAACTCATGTGTCAACTACGGGCGTTGTATCAACAGGCGCTTCTGCACAAGGTTATGTTACTGGAGTTTTGTATTGGAAAGTTCCGTTTTCTTTAGTTGGTAGCACTTATGTGTATCAATGTACTATTCATGGTGGTATGGTTGGTAATATTGTTATACAACAACCTGCTTCATTTGTTGCAGCCAATACAACATTCGCTTTTGATACTGCCAATTCAGCATTCTTAGCTGCTAATACTCCAACTCATGTAGCCAATAGTGCCGCTAGTTACGCCAATTCGGCCTTCTCAACTGCTAATTCTGCATTTGCTGAAGCAGATTCAGCTGCTAGTTATGCTAACTCAGCATTTTTAACTGCTAACTCAGCATTTGCTGAGGCAGATTCAGCTGCTAGTTATGCTAATTCATCATTCTTAACTGCTAATACTCCAAACCATGTGGCAAATTCAGCTGCTAGTTATGCTAATTCAGCATTTGCAGCTGCTAACTCGGCTTCAAGTTCAGCTGCTAGTTCTTATGCTAACTCAGCATTTTTAACCGCTAACAATTCTGCTGATGTTAATTTAACTCAGAATACCAATATCACAAACGCTGGCACTTATGCCAACTCGGCCTTCTTAACTGCTAATGCAGCATTTGCTGAAGCAAATTCAGCTGCTAGTTATGCCAACTCAGCATTTGCTTCCGCCAACTTAATATCTGGTGTTGATACAACACAGAATACCAACATTACAAATGCTGGTACATATGCTAATTCCGGGTTTGCACAAGCAAATAGTGCATTTCTACACGCTAATGTGGTATTTGCTTTTGCAAACACTATTTCTGGTGGTGCTGCAATTGATAATACGGCTAGGTCTTTGGCTAATAGTGCTTCTCTTTATGCCAATTCAGCTTTCGCTGCAGCAAATACTGATGTAACAAACATTATAATTTCTACATCAGAAACTTATGGAAATTCAAGTCATTACCCTGTTATCACAGTTACTTCAAATGGTAGGATTAATGTTGTAACAACTCAAGTAGTAACTGACCCAAGTGCTATCGCATTTGCAATCGCTTTAGGATAAAATATGGCAAAACCAGCAACAAGAGCACAATACAAAGCATACTGTTTAAGAGAACTTGGTTTTCCCGTTATTGAAATTAACGTGGATGATGACCAAGTTGATGACCGTATTGATGAAGCATTATCATTTTGGAATGACTATCACTACGATGGCCAACAAAAAATGTATATGAAGCATCAAATTACGGCAGAGGATATTAATCGCCGTTGGATTTATGCACCTGATGTTGTATCATTTGTAACTGGCATATTTCCATTTGACCAATCAAATGCATCAATCAATATGTTTGATTTGCGTTATCAATTGCGTTTACATGACCTTTATGACTTTACATCCGTGTCTTATGTGTCATATGAAATTACTATGCAACATATCCGTACATTGAATTTATTGTTCTCTGGTACACCACAATTTAGATTTAACCGTCATCAGAATAAAGTATTTCTTGATATTGATTGGACAAGAGATGTTCTTGTTGGTCAATATGTTGTTGTGGAATGTTATCGTAAACTTGTACCTGATACTGTATCATTAACAGGCACTATGACTTATAGTGCGGCTTCAAATACACTTACAGGTTTTGGTACAACATTTGACCAAGAACTCATGGAGAATGACTTTATCAAATTAAATGGTGTTGATGAAGTTCAAATTTCTACAATCAATTCACCAACCTCTATTACGATTCGTGGTCCTTTTGCTAATAGTGCCGCAAATACAACAGCAACTATCGCTGGTAACTCTGATGTTTATAATGATAGATATCTAAAAAAATATGGTACTGCATTAATCAAAAGGCAATGGGGTTCTAATTTGAAAAAGTTTGGTGGCATACAAATGCCAGGTGGTGTAACATTAAATGGCCAACAAATATATGATGAAGCTATTGCCGAAATAAAAGAGCTTGAAGAAGAAATGTATGTTGTTAATGCATTGCCAACCGAAATAATGATGGGTTGATAATGAATGGCAACGAATCTATACTTTAATAATTTTCCAGCAAATCAAATCACCAGTGAGCAATTACTGGTGGAAGACCTCGTCATTGAGGCTATGGGAATTTATGGCATGGATGTATATTACATGCCTAGGTCATCAGGTGATGTAGTTGATATGATTTATGGTGAAGACCCATTAAAAGAATATACATCTGCATATCCACTTGAGATGTACCTTGAAGATGTTACAGGTATGGAAGGTGAAGGCGATTTCATGTCTAAATTTGGGCTTGAAATTCGTGATGATTTAACTATGTTAGTTTCTCGCCGTAGATTTGCCTTTACTGTAAATCAAACTCGGCCAAATGAAGGTGATTTAATTTATGTTCCATTGATACAAAATTTCTTTGAGATTACTTTTGTAGAACATGAAAATAATCAAGCAATGTATTACACATTAGGCCGTGGTCGTGGTGGTAATGTTTATGTGTATGCATTGAAACTGAAACAATGGGTATTCTCTAACGAGCTTGTACTCACAGGTAATGCAGAAATTGATGGTCAAATTAGAGATGCTTATCCAAGAACAAGACTTTCTCTGGCTGCTGGTGGTTCAGGAGTATTCTTACCTGATGAAATAGTTTATCAAGGTGCTAATTTAGCATACGCAACAGCAACATCAACTGTTCATAATTATGTTACAGGTTCTCAATTGTTCATCTATCGCACCACAGGAACATTTGCAACCTCTACTACAGTTAAAGGCAATACAAGTAACGCAATATGGACTGTTAGTGCGACTTCTGATACTGCAACAATGGACAATGCATTTGAAGATATTGTTGATAATAATAGAATTGAAGGTGAAGCCGATGATACTATTGACTTTACAGAATCTAACCCATTTGGTGAAGCATAATGCTAGGTAACGCACATTTTTATAATCGCACCATTCGCAAAATTGTTGTTGGGTTTGGTTCCATGTTTAACGACATATTACTAACTCGTTATTCAAAAGATGGAGCTACTGCACATGAAATAACAAAAGTGCCATTAAACTATGGCGCAAAAGAAAAGTATTTGGTTCGTATTAATAGTGACCCATCTTTAACCAAATCAATCGCTACAACTGTACCACGCATGAGTTTTAACTTAGATGGTATGTCATATGATAGTGGCAGAAAACAACAAACCACAATGCAGAATTTTGGTTTTAGTTCCGGTTCTTTTAAAACACAATATGCACCTATACCATACAATTTTGATTTTAGTCTTTCAATATATGTTCGTAATACAGAAGATGGTACACAAATACTAGAACAAATATTACCGTTCTTTACACCAGATTTTACAATCACCATGGATTTTATTGCATCTATGGATCAAACATATGATATGCCTGTAATCTTAAATTCAGTTACACCTGAAGTAGATTATGAAGGTGATTTTATGAATACAAGGTTAATCATTTGGAATCTTTCGTTTACCGCAAAGGCATATATTTGGCCACCAGTTAAAGTACCAACTGGTAAAATGATTACACAAGCTAATGTTAACATATATACCGATTCAACTAATTTAGATGCACAAAAAGTTTATGTAAATTTTGCAACTGGACTTGGTGTCTATACAACTGGTGAAAACATAACGGTTGAAGCTCGTGAAGTTACTGGTAAAGTTTTATACTTTAGTAACACTTCAACTGGTGTATTAGTATTAACTGATTTGAATAAGTTACTTCAAGCGAATGACAAAGTTACTGGTGTATATTCAAATTCAACATTTACAATTTCTAGTATTGACACATCACCAACAAAAGCGGTTGCAATTGTTATAACACCTAACCCACCAAATGCCAACGGAAATGGTCCATATGGATTTGAAGAAACATTTACAAATTGGCCACAAACTTTATTATGAACAAGACAAACAAAAAATTATCAGAATTATTTGATGTGGATCCTATTGCAACCAATGTTGAGATTGTATCTTCTACTGAAGTTGTGCCAGTTAAATTTGAAGACGTTGTTGAAACAGATACCGAATATGCTCGTAGAAACATTAGAGATTTGATAGATAAAGGTAGTGTCGCTGTAGATAATCTATTGCAAGTATCTAAAGAGTCAGAACATCCAAGAGCATATGAAGTTGTTGCTGGACTTATGAAAACAATGGCAGATTTGAATAAAGATTTGCTTGAGCTACAGAAAAGAAAAAAAGATTTACAACCACAGTTAGATAGTGCATCTAATCGTGGAAACATTACAGTAGAAAAAGCTGTGTTCGTTGGTTCAACCGCAGAATTACTTAAACAAATTAGAGAGAATAAATAAGATTATGGAACAACTAATACAACAACTTAAAGTAATTTTGGGTACCAACTTTGCGTTGTATTTAAAGTCGCACAACTATCATTGGAATATTGAAGGGCTTAATTTCCCACAATACCATGATTTCTTAAATGGTTTTTATACTGAAGTATTCGCACAAACTGATTTAATTGCGGAACACATAAGATACTTAGATTCATATGCACCTGGATCATTAGAAAGATTTCTTGAATTAGCTGATATTAAAGAAGCAGTAGACATTATTCCAACCGCAATGGAAATGATGCAGAATTTAAAGGTTGATAATGACCGATATATTGTTCATCTTCGTGCGGGTATTGTTGCAGCTAATCAAGCAGATGAACCGGCTGTTGGTAACTTCTTACAAGACATTCTTGGCGCTCATCAGAAGAAGGCATGGATGCTTCGTAGTATTGTGAAATAATTAACGATGGCTAATCATGGTTATTTGGGTAATAGCTCATTAAAAAAAATTGAAGTTCAACATTCTTATACAGAAGAAGAAGTATTAGAACTCGCCAGGTGTGCAAGAGACCCTACCTATTTCATTGATAGCTACTGTTACATAGTAACACTAGACCACGGACTACAACCGTTTAAATTATACGATTGCCAAAAAGAAAAGATACAAGTCATTCATAATAACCGAAAAGTTATTATTATGGAAGGCCGTCAACAAGGCAAAACTTCCACATCGGCAGCTTACATTCTTTGGTATACTTTATTCCAAGATTCAAAGACTGTTGCAATTCTTGCCAACAAAGCAACCACAGCTCGTGAGATTATTTCACGATATCAATTGATGTATGAAAATCTACCAATGTGGATGCAACAAGGTATTAAAACTTGGAACAAAGGTGATGTGGAACTAGAGAATGGTTCAATTGTATTTACAGCTGCAACAACTGGTGCAGGTATTCGTGGTAAGTCTGTAAACTTATTGTATATTGACGAAGCCGCAATTATTCCAAACACGATTGCAGAAGCATTCTTTACTGCTGTGTATCCTGTTATTTCTGCTGGTCAAACAACTAAAATTCTTATCACATCTACGCCGTTAGGTTACAACCATTTTTGGAAGTTTTGGAATGATGCAATGAATAAGAACAATGACTTTGTGCCATTGTTTATTCCTTACAATAGAATTCCTGGTCGTGATGAGAAGTGGGCACTTGAACAGAAACGCCAACTTGGAGAATTAAAATATAACCAAGAGGTACTGTGTAAGTTCCTTGGTTCATCTTTGACTTTGATTGATTCGGCCACTATTGAATATATGTCAACATTACCGACTGTATATTCTAAAGATGGTTTGGACTTGTATGAGTTTCCTGTTAAAGGAGAAAGAGATGATAATGAAGTCTTGGTTAAAAAACCACACACTTATGTGATTGTTGCTGATACCGCACAAGGTGTTGGTGGCGATTACTCGGCATTTGTAATTATAGATATTGCAGAAGTTCCATATAAACTAGTAGGTAAATTTAGAGATAACTCAATTGCGCCTATGTTATATCCTTCTGTTATACATAAGGTGGCAAAGGATTTTAATAACGCATATGTTTTACTTGAGGTTAACACAAGTGAGCAAGTCGCATATATTTTACAGTCCGAATTGGAATATGAAAATATTCTGTATGTAACCAAAACAGGTAAAGGCCAGAAAGTAACTGGTGGTTTTGGTGGTTCAGGTAGAACAAATTTTGGTGTTGTTACTGATAAGAGGGTAAAACGAATTGGTTGTTTTACTTTTAAATCATTAATTGAAGAGAAGAAATTATTAATTCCAGACCCTGATGTGATATCGGAACTCTCTACTTTTATTGAGTATAGAGGTTCATATCAAGCAGACGATGGATATCACGATGATTTGGTAATGCCTCTAGTCCTGTTTAGTTGGTTGACAACTAATCCTTACTTCAGAGACTTAAATGATGTTAACTTGCGTGAGGCAATGTACCAAGAGAGAATTCAACAAATAGAAGAAGACGTTATACCGTTTGGTTTTATAAGTGACGGACAAGAGTTGGAATATGAAGTAGATAGTGGAGATGCTTGGTCAAAAGAATCTCCAAGAGCTCTACCAGGTTATCTATCCTCAAATTTATAAAAAACTAAATAGTGTATAAAGAAAAATTGACCCATAACTAAGGAGAAATCCATGGCATTTCAGCTATCACCTGGGGTAAATGTATCAGAAATTGACCTGACTACAATTGTACCCTCAACCGCTACTTCAATTGGCGGCATCGCTGGAAATTTTGACTGGGGTCCAGTTGGCGAAGTGGTTACTATTTCTGACGAGGTTTTCCTTGTTGAGAGATTTGGTAAACCAGACGATACAAATTATGAATACTGGTTCTCAGCCTCAAATTTCTTAGCATATTCTAATAACTTAAAAGTTGTTCGTGCTGCGAACACAACTTCCACTCTTAACGCTAGTGCTAACGGCACTGGTTATTTAATTAAAAACTCAGACGATTATGCAAATAATTACACAACTGCAAATACAAGTGCTGGTCCATTTACTGCAAGATGGGCTGGAGATTTAGGCAACAGTCTGCGTATTTCAATTTGTCCTTCATCGCAAGCTTTTTCTTCTAACTTAACAGTTACAGATTCATTAAAAGCTAATGCTGTTACTGCTGGTGATACCGTAATTAATGTTAACGGTACTGCCAATGCAGCTGCAAACGTAGTTGCTGGTGATTTAATTTCCGTTGATGGTGGCACAACATATATTCGTGTTGCTTCCGTTAATGCAACTGCAATTATCACAGCTACTGCATTAAGTACCGTTACTGTTGGTACAGCTGTATTGCGTAAATGGCAATATGCAGACCAATTTGGTGTTGCACCAGGCACATCATCGTACACTTCAGGTTTAGGTGGCTCTGGTGATGAACTGCATGTTATTGTTCTTGATGAAGACGGACAATTCTCAAGTGGTGCTGCAAACACAGTTCTTGAAAAATATGCTTTTGTTTCTAAGGCCTCTGATGCACTAACTAATGACGGTTCATCTAATTCTTATAAAACAGTTATTAGCGACAAATCTAACTATGTTTGGTGGACGTCACATCAACCAGGTTCTTCCAATTGGGGAACAACTGCCGTTGGTAAAACATTTACCAATATCAATACACCATTCTCTGCATCAATGGCTGGAGGTGCTAATGGTACAATTGGTAACTCAGAAATTACTACTGCATACGCTTTCTTTGCAAACCCTGATGTTGTTGATGTTTCATTAATAATTTCTGGTCCAGGTAATGCAACTGTTGCAGCAAGTTTAATCACAATTGCTGAATCTCGCAAAGATGCTATGGTGTTCTTATCACCACCAAAATCTTCTGTTGTTGACAAAGCTGGTAGTGAAACAACTAACATTCTTTCATTCCGTTCAGGTTTGACAAGTTCTTCATACGCTTTCTTAGATTCTGGTTACAAATATCAATACGATAGATACAACGATGTATATCGTTATGTTCCATTGAATGGTGACATTGCTGGTATATGTGCTCGTACAGACCAAGAGCGTGACCCATGGTTCTCACCAGGTGGTTTGAATCGTGGTATCGTTAAGAATGTTATTAAGTTGGCATACAATCCAACTAAAGCAGAGCGTGATAACTTGTATGTTCAAGGTATTAACCCTGTTGTTACATTCCAAGGCGAAGGTACAGTTCTATTTGGCGACAAAACATTGTTGAATCGTCCTTCTGTATTTGACCGAATCAATGTTCGCCGTTTGTTCATCGTGTTGGAGAAATCAATCGCTCGTGCTGCTCGCAGTTCAATGTTTGAATTCAACGACCAATTTACTCGTGCTCAGTTTGCCAACTTGGTTGAACCATTCTTGCGTGATGTACAAGGTCGCCGTGGTATCACCGACTTCCGTGTAGTATGCGATGAGTCAAACAACACTCCAAATGTAATTGATGCTAACCAATTTGTTGGTGACATTTACATCAAACCAGCACGTTCCGTCAACTTCATTCAACTTAACTTTGTGGCAGTTCGCACAGGTGTTTCGTTTGATGAAATTGTCGGCCGGTTCTAATAAATAGAGAGATAGGAGATACAAAAATGGCATTTTCAGTAAACGAATTCCGCTCTCAGATGGTAGGAGATGGCGCTCGCCCAAATTTATTTGAGGTGAGTATGCCGTTTCCTGGCTTCTCTCAGCCTGGAGACGCACAGAGAAAATTAACTTTCATGTGCAAAACAGCTCAACTACCTGGTTCAACTATTGGTGTTGTACCAGTTCAATATTTTGGTCGTGAATTAAAATTTGCGGGCAATAGAAGCTTCACCGATTGGACAATTACAATCATCAATGACGAAGACTTTGTTGTTCGTAACGCTTTTGAGCGTTGGATGAATGGTATCAACAGTCATGCTCTTAATATCCGTAATCCATTGGCTGGAAGTCCTGGTAGTTATACAGTTGATGCTGATGTAACTCAGTTTGGCAAAAAAGGTGATACATTGAAGAAATACCGTTTTCTCGGTATGTTCCCTCAAGATATTGCACCTATTGATGTTGACTGGGGTTCAAATGACTCAATTGAAGAATTTACTATCACGCTTTCTTATCAATGGTGGGAAGCAATAGCTGACCAAGTGGCTTGATAAAAGGGGGGTCAACCGTGTGGCCTCCTTTTTTTATTTTATAGGATGAATTTTTAATGGCAATAAAACTTTTCGGTTTCACACTAGGTCAAAAAGATATTGTTCAGGTTGAAAAACCTGACCAAGCTTCTTTCACACTTCCTACGGAAGCAATTGATGATGGCGCAGTTACCATCACGCAAAATGCTCACTATGGAACATATGTTGATTTAGAAGGTTCTGCTCGCAATGAGATAGAATTAATTACCCGTTATCGTGAAATGTCAAATCACCCTGAGTGTGATATGGCAATTGATGAGATTGTTAACGAAGCAATCACTCATACAGAAAATGGTGAAGTATTAAAAATTGTTTTAGATAATCTGAAACAACCAGAAACAATTAAAAAGAAGATTCTTGAAGAGTTCAATAACATCCAAAAGATGTTAAACTTCAGTAATCTTGCCGATGATTTATTTAAGCGTTGGTATATTGATGGTCGTATATACTATCATGTTGTTGTTAATGAAAAAGACCCTAAAAAAGGTATTCAAGAGCTTCGTTATATTGACCCACGCAAGATTCGTAAAGTGCGTGAGATTCAAAAAGAACGGGATCCAAAAACTGGTGCCAACATTATTAAATCGTTGGCTGAATACTATGTTTATAATGACCGTGGTTCAACCACACAAACAT